GTTGATGGAGACAACAAACCTGATCCTGCACCCAGAGCAATCCCACCACGCCACCCCCGCTACAACGCAGCTCTTGGAACGTTTATCCAGCCACTTGAGGGCCGGGTTTATCGGGCCATAGCTAAATTGTGTGGGGGTCCCACGGTCATGAAGGGGTACAACGCAGATCAGGTCGGCAAGATTTTTGCCACTGCTTGGAATAAGTTCCGGAAGCCATGGGCTATCGGGATGGATGCCAGCAGATTCGACCAGCATGTCAGCGTTGATGCCCTCAGATTTGAGCACTCTGTGTACATTGGTGCCTACTCCAGCTGCACGAGGGACGAGAAGACGACCCTACGACAACTGTTAGAGTGGCAGGTGCACAATGAGGGAAGGGCCCACTTGCCTGAGGCAGACCTCAAGTACAAAATAGAAGGCAACCGCATGAGTGGTGACATGAACACAGCACTCGGCAACTGTCTCTTGATGTGCTTGATGGTACGCCAATATTGCCAGGAGCGAGCCATCCAGTTCAGGTTGTTTGACAATGGTGATGATGCGACGGTCATAGTAGAGGAGGAGGATGTGGCAAGGTTCATGGCTGATGTTAAGCCATGGTTCTTGAAGATGGGCTTTACCATGAAGGTGGAAAGCCCGGTGGACATCCTGGAACAGGTGGAGTTTTGCCAGACCCACCCAGTCCTGGTCGCCGGCGATTATCGCATGGTGCGGAACCCTCTTGTGGCCCTCTCTAAGGACACCACGTGGAAAACCCCAGCTCTCGTTCAGGGTGTCGTGTGCAGCAAGTCTGCGAGCACATGGCTCAATGCGGTGGGAGCGTGCGGCATGAGTTTGTGCGGCGGGGTGCCCATTATGCAGGAGTTTTACACCTACCTGCTTAGGCACCCACGCCGCACCCGCAAAGCACAGGGGTTTGGTGATGGCGAGTCGGGGTTCGAAAGAATGGCCAGGGGGATGTGCCGGCTCCCCAGCCACATCACACCGGAAACTAGGCGAAGCTTTTGGCTCGCCTTCGGAGTGATGCCCGACGCCCAGATTGCTTATGAAAGGCTAATACGAGCCCTGGAGGTCCAACAGTTCTGCCGGCGCAGGATTGAGGTAGACTCCCTCAATCGTATTGTTATTCCCGTTCAGCCGTTGTGTTGTTGAAATGGCCAAAACCAAAACCGCCGTACGCATTAAAACTGTGGGTAAGAGGAAGAAACCCCGCATCCCTAAGATGCTAACTCAAGGATTTGATGGAGCTGCCCAAGCTTGGGCACGATTGTTGGCTGATCCGTGCAATGCCCCTTTAGCTCATGCTTGTTATCCCACCAATAGCGGAGGCCAGTTGCAGCGATTTGAATATGATTTCCTAGTCAGTGTCGGATCAACTAGCACCGCCGGTGCTCTTTTGTTCACACCTGGTAATGTGCTCTCACAGGGATCACAAACTGGAAACGGTTCAGTCCTGTATATTGATGCCGCCGCTGATAATGCGGGCGTTGGTTGGTCCATTTCTAATGGATCTCAACCTGGCTACTCTAGCCTCATCTCCACATCTGGAGTTAGGGCTGTTGCTGCATGCGCACAAATTATGTGGCCAGGCTCTGAGCTGAACAGGTCCGGCGTTGTCGGCATGGGTGTCGTCCCCTTCGGTGTCGCGGCG